GCGGTTACACAATTAGAACGTGGTGAGTTAGCAGTAAACTCATACGACGGAAAAGTTTATATTTTAAAAGATCAGTTCTCTGTAGGTATCGCTACAACAACTCATACCATCAACCCATGGAATGAACCAAGTGGTGTGGGTGCAGGTATTTCTTATAGTGGTAATGTAAGAGTTGATGAATTAAATGTAATAGGATTTTCAACTTCAAATGGACATCATTCGATAAGTAGCACATATAAAGGAACACAAGACACTGTTACTGACGCAGGATTGATTCTGGACTCAAACTCGAACATTTATATTGATTTTAATGGATATGTGAGGAAAATTATTGGACATAGTAGCAGTGATAGGAGAATAGAAATAGGTCAACATAATACTGCGTTAGTAGATGATATACATCTAAAACCGGGAACTAATGGACAAGTTATTCTTCATCATGGGTCAACTTCTAGTAATATTAAATTATCGACATTAACAACAGGGGTAAATGTAAATGGTACAACGGTTACTGATGGATTGACAGTTGGTGATTATGATATGCCAACCTCTGTAGGAGCACAGGATACGGTTCTAAAAAGTGATGGAACAAATGTAGTATTTGGTAGTGCTGCAAGTGCTACGTTTACCGAAAAAGCATTTACTGCCACGCAGGGTCAAACAGTTTTCACAGATACAACTAACTTACCTACATATGTTCAAGTTTTTGTTAATGGTATAAAAATCAGACCGACTTCAGATTTTAGTAAATCTGGTGCTTCAATTACTTTGGTTTCTGCTGCAACTGCAGGAGATGAGATAGATCTTGTTAGGTTTGACTAACTAAATAACTAAAAAGTATATGGCAGGACATCTAACCACAGAAGAAAGAACCGATGATATGCTCAATTATAGAGAGGAGTTTTTTCTCTATGCTTTGAGGCAGTTAGGTCATCCTGTCGTGGAAGTTAATGTTGCTGACGAGCAATTAGAATCAGTTTTAGAAGATACTGTATCATACTTTCAAAATAGACACATGGATGGTGTTGAGAGTGTATATCTAAAACATAAAATTACACAAGACTTGATCGATAGAGTTGGTGGAAGAGATGAAGATAATGGAGTGGGTATTGTTACAACCACATCAAGAGATCAAACAATTGTAGGTATTGGAAGCACTGTTCAACATAAGTTTGAAGAAGACTCAAATTGGATCGCTGTGCCTGATCATATTATTGGTGTAGAAAAGATATGGAAGATTGATAGTCGTGCAATCAGCACTAACATGTTTAGTGTAAACTATCAATTATTTTTGAATGAGATATATTATTTCAGTAGCACTGAAGTATTGAATTATACAATGACAAAAAGATACTTAGAAGATTTGAATTTTATATTGCATCCAGATAAACAGATAAGATATAACAGAAGACGTAATAGAATATATCTTGACACAGATAAAAGCAGTTTGAAAGTTGATGATTATCTAATCATACAATGCTATAGAGCATTGGATCCCAGTGAGGTAGGTAACAGAGTATACGGTGATCTTTTCTTTAGAAGATATTTTACTGCTTTATTGAAGAGACAATGGGGACAAAATCTAATGAAGTTTCAAGGTGTCAAAATGCCGGGTGGTATGGAACTAAATGGCAGACAGATATGGGAAGATGGTACAGCAGAACTAGAGAAGTTGGAGTCTCGTATGAATATGGATTACGAATTACCTCCACTTGATTTTATTGGATAATGGCACTCAATAATTATATTCGACTTACTGGTGCGAGAAATGAGCAGGATCTTACTCAGTCTCTTATTGATGAGCATATAAAAATTCATGGTATAGAGTTTGTCTATATGCCACGTACTTTTGTAAATACAAAAACTGTGATGAGAGAAGTCTCTTCATCAAAGTTTGAAAAATCATTTCCTCTTGAAGGATATATTGAAAACTATGAAGGATTTGGAGATCAATATAATCTACTGACAAAATTTGGAGTTAGATCCACAGCAGAGATGCAGATCACTATTTCTCAAGCAAGATTTGGTGAGTTGATAACTCCTGTTTTACAAAGAGAAGGTGGACTTGGAATATCTGTTCCAGTAAGACCTATAGAAGGAGACTTGATATATTTTCCACTTGGAGATATATTATTTGAAGTCAAACATGTAAAACACACTGCACCTACATTTTATGCTTTAGGTAAAAACTACTGTTATATACTAGAATGTGAGATGTTTGAACTTGGTGATGAAAAAATTGAAACAGGAATTGGTGCAATTGATGATGATTTTGCTACACTAGGATATAACGTTACTATGTCTTTGTCTGGTGTCGGTGCAACCGCAACAGCAATAACATCATTAGTGAATGGTGGAATTCATAAAATTAATATATTCAACGAGGGAACAGGATTTACAGCAGATCCTACAGTTCTCTTCTCTAAACCTAATGGCACTGGTAGAAGAGCAACTGCTGTTGCTATTACCACCTCAAATTCACAGGGTTCTAGATCACTGCAAGAGTTTAGGATCACAGATCCCGGTTTTGGATATACAACTGCTCCAAGTATCACAGTCACCCCTGTAGACGGGCAAGGTGGAGGAGTATCATTAGGAGTTGGTATTGCAACAACAGGTGCAGTTGGCATCGTCACAATGACACTCAAAGGATCAGATTATATTGTCCCTCCTATAATCACATTTACATCAGCACCTTCAGGTGGTGTAACTGCTATAGGAACTGCAATACTTGTAGATGGTAAGGTAGATCAAATTGTTACAACAAATGCAGGATATGGTTATACAGTAGCACCTACAATAAGTGTTGGTGCAGCAGGCACAGTTGGATTTGGAACATTCTCATACGGAATGATTCTTACTGGTAGTGCATCTTCAACTACTGCATACGCTACAAGTTGGGACGCTACTACAAATACACTCCTTGCTAAAGATCTTACAGGTAAATTCTCAGTTGGTGAATTGATTGTGGGCACAGCAAAAACCACAGGGGAAACTATCGCGTACCGTCTAAATAGCATCGACTATAACGATGATGAAACAAATCTAGATTCATACGGAGACAATGTTAGTTTCCAATCAGAGGGTGATGCTATCCTTGACTTTACAGAAAAAAATCCATTTGGTGAGGCATAATGTTTGGAAAGTATTTTTACAACGAGACGATTAGAAAGACTGTAATTGCTTTCGGTACTCTGTTCAATGATATCACAATAAAGCATACTAATGATACAACAGACGCTGTGATATCAACAATCAAAGTTCCTATTGCATATGGACCTATGCAGAAATTTTTAGCGAGAATAGAACAGCAACCAAATTTTAACAAGAACGTAGCAATAACATTACCAAGATTATCATTTGAAATTGTTTCATATCAATACGACCCTACTAGAAAGATTGCACCTATAACAAAATTTTGTATAGTTCCTAATAGTAGTAAAAATAGAATCAAAAAAGTTTTTATGCCTGTTCCCTACAATATAGGGTTTAGACTTAGTTTTGCTGCAAAATTACAAGATGATGCTTTACAAATTTTAGAGCAAATACTACCATTCTTTCAACCATCATATAACGTCACTCTCAATATGATAGATGGTCATGATGAGAAAAAAGATATACCATTTACATTATCTGATATATCTTTCAAGGATGAATATGAAGATGATTTTAACACAAGGAGGGCAATTGTATATGACTTAGAATTTACAGCAAAAACATATTTTTACAACGAGATTCCTACAGACGAGACTGGTGGTATTATCAAGAAAGTTCAGATCGATTACTCATCTGCTATCAGAGCACCAAGAGAAGTCAGATATGTTGTTACACCTACCGCCACAAAAGACTACAATCAAGATCAAACTTTATCTCTCGCTGCAATATTAGAAGTAGGTAAAACTCTTATGACCGTAACAAGTGGAGCAAGTTTAGTTGTAGGACAATACATTCAAATAAACTCTGAGGTTATGAGAGTTGAGGAGAAAGATAATGTATCAATTATAGTTGCTAGAGGTCAATATAGAACTGCAGAAATGAAGCATAGCAGTGGTGATGTTATAAATCTTATTAACGCTGCTGATCATGCATTGATCGAAGTCGGTGATGATTTTGGATTCAATAGTGATATTGATT